GCAGCAGCATCTACAACTTTATCTGTTTCTTGTTGTATTCTTTTATATTTTCCTACCTCTCTTAATAAATCTTGATATTCTTTAGTATTTTGTTTTCCTGCTTTAGCAAGTTCATAAAGTCTATCTTCCAATTCACCCATTTGAGCAGTTAATGGTTTTATATCACCATATATTTCTTCAAATGTAGCATCAAGATTAGTAGCTTCTTTATCTACTATTTTAATGGCATTTCCTAAATCTTTTAATTGTTTTTCGGCAACATTTAAATTAGATTTTATTTCTAACTCTATTACTTTCTTTTCAGCCATTTTATTTCTCTTTTGATTTGGTTAAATCCTTGTTTTAATGTTGTTGGTCTTTGGTATTTTCCTTTAGCTATTTCAATTAGTTCACTTTGTCCGTAAAATTCATCTAATGCTAATAAATCTAAAATGTGCTTTATCATTGTTTTAGTCTTTTATTAATCTTACTGATAAACCGTCCTTCTTACTGCCGTTGCCTCTGTCTGCACTGCCGTTGTTGTAATTCAGCCCGCGGGTCCAGGCGTTCGTTGTACTGGCCTCTGACGAACTCCGCAAGAAACCGTTGTAGCCAATGTTGAGGAACGTTCCAAAGGTGTTGCGATAACCTCCAGGAAAACCTGTAAAACCACTCTCATTAGTTGCATCCTGATTAGGGCTTTCCCATAAACCTGTGCCTTCTTGTAAAGTTCCTGTTGATTTCATTTTACCTCCTGCAACACTCTCTCCTCCTAAATAGGTAGTTAAAGTTGTCCATTCTGCATCTGTTGGAACGTGATAACCTAAAGGTGCTAAATTTCTTGGTATTCCACTACCATCTATTCCTGCAACAGCATACCAATTATATAACTTTCCGTAAATAACCCCATTAGCTGTATTGTTTGCATAATAACACCAAGCACCTGTTGTTAAGGCTGCCCAAGCTGTTGGGTCTGTTACTTCTGGTATTACAGTACCATCTCTATACGTTTCAACATCAAGGTTCCTATTAGTCCAAATTTGTGTTCCTATTATAACTTCTGTAGATGGCTCTACTACTCTTTGGTCTGTTAATAATTCAAATTGTACTAATCCAGTTGTTAAATCTGTTGTAAACGTATTAATCAAATATCTTTTATCTCTTATAATAAGCCTATCATTCAATTTAAGCGTAGTTAATATACTCGTTGGTAGTATAGCACTTACTTTAACTAATCTTGCTTTTAAATTGTATATATTGGCAAAGTATGCAGAATAATATTCATTATATAAACTATTTGGAACTAAATCATTTGTTAATGTACTTTGTTGTTCATTAAAATTTAAACTGTATGTTGTTCCGCTTATTAAAGTTTCTTGACCAAATGCTTTGTAAGTTGTATATCCAGTTCCGGGACCAGATACTGAATTTGACCAATAAAATGTAAAACCAGCAGCAGTGGTATTAGTTGGATTATAGTCATATAAAATAATAGGTTTCGGAATGTACTTTTGTAAATCTGTTTTTAAACAATATCCTACCTGAAATAATCCATTTAAATTGCTGAAATTTAAATCTTCAAAAGGTAATTTAACAGAATATTCTTCTCCTTCTGTTATTGGATTATTCACATATTGAAGTGTACCGTATTCAATACCAGTTCTTGAATTAAAATCTACATTTATAAAAGACTCCGATTTCTCATAATCAAAGTTTATTTTCTTATATGTTTTAACTCGATTTAAAGCCTTCTTATCTTGTAATACATACTTTGTTATATCTATATCACTCCCACCACCGTAATAACTTTCTAATTGCTCTACTGTATAGTTTATACCATCATTTGAAAAACAAGTTAGATTGAACATTTTTAGCAGTCCAGAAAAGAAATCCTCTATTTTTATTTCTGGAAAATATTGATTTATTTGTAAAGCATACGATGAAAGGGTTGTTTGTGATGCTCCATAAAAATTACGAAATTGATTCCCACTTGTGCCGAAATAAGTACCTACTGATTCAACTTGAGTAGTAAATGTAAAAGATTGAGTTGTTCCTATATAAAATTCAAAATAATCATTTGTTCCAATTCTATTAGTTGTATTTTCAATTTCTTTACTATATGTTACTCCAGAAGTAGAATTTAATAAACCACTATCAAAAATTAAGTTTCCATTTTTATTAATTTTAATTGAATACGATATACCAGAAACAGAAGGAGTTATTATAAAAGTTATTTTTTTTCTTAAAAAAACATTTCCAGATATACTTGCATTAGCAGTTGTATTTATAATTTTATCATTAACTAAATCAACAGTATATCCTGTTAATAATGAACTTGAACCACTTTCAGAAGTAAAATTAACTTTTGTCAAATCTTCTTTAGTGCCCATAGTATCTGCATTCTTTAAATATAAATAAGCATTTGTAAATCTTGCATCTGTATTCAAAAAGTTACTCGGCTCTGTTGATGTACCATCAAAGTTAATTCCGAATTCAGTTTCAATCATATTTAAAACTGCTCTCAATTTTATAGCAGGAAACAATTCATTATATCTTATCGGAGCATCTACCCAATTAACTGCATTATCGTTAAAAATACTTGAAACATTCCAAGGCCTATTTGAAGATATTAAAGGAAACATAATATCAGTACTCGTAGTAGTTTGTATTACTGATAGTCTTACATTTTCAGCACTATAATTAAAATCATAACTTGTATCTAATGTCAAATCCTTTAAATACTTCCCAGCAAATATATCTTTTAAGTTACCTAATATACCAATAAAAGTAATTGAATAGTCTTGTGGTTGACCATCTATTAAATTTGCACTTTCTAATTGAATCTTGCCACTTCTAAAAGGTATTGTATCTATTTCAATATAAGCATCAGATTTAACTAATGTACTGAATGGAGCATCATTTGAGTTGTCATACCAATGTCTGAAAATTTTATTGTTTTGCTTTGATGCAGGAACTGTAAATGTTTGGCTAAAATCAGTAAAGGTTTTACTAATATCGTTGATGTTTTGTATAGAACTTGTTACCGAAATCTTTTCATCATCAAACAAATCAATTCGGTTGTATTCTAATGTATCAACATCTTTTATATCAACATCTTTTATATATATGGCTACTGCTAACATTATACTACATCATTTATAAGGTTATAAGCGTATTCAAAATCCATTTCATAGTTTATCAATCTATCTTTTAAACTTGTCTTTAAATCGCTTCCTTGTGTCTTAACCGTTACAGGTTTACCATCTAATAAAACAGTTTCAGATAATAATAAATCAGTTATCAATTCTGAATAATTCTCATCTACAAACCCAGTGTTTAATTTTACTGTCTGCTTTCCATTTGTGTTAAATGTTTTGAATTGACCAATTGATGTATTATAATTTATAGCACTTTGCGTCAATTTGTAGTCTGTTCCTTTTACTGCAATAGTATTAGTTTGTTGTTTAAAAAAAGTTAATGTTTGCCAACCTCCGTATCTATTTATAAAATCACAAAGTACAGGAGTATATTTACATTCTTCAATTGGATATGTAAAAAATGTTTTTACAGTAGGGCTTCCAGTAGCAGGTGTATAAGTAATTGTAACTTTACATCCATTTATATAATCTGCGTCTGTCTTTACTATACTAATTGGAATAGTTGCATTAAATAATCCAGTTGTTCCTGCTGCAAAAGCTATTGTAATAACTTTTACTATTCCATCAATTCTTTCATATTTAACATTGATAGTAGTAGTTGTTGTAGTAGGTTTATCAATTAATAAATTATAATACTGAATATTAGTATTTGGATATGTAGATTGTGAATAATAATAATTATTAATATTTGTATTACCTAAAAGAAGCATTTTTATATCACTTGGATTTTGATAGCCATCTGAATAACCACTAAATCCATTTACACCTACGTATTCAGTTGCAGTTCCAATTTCTGTATATGTACTTCCAACTAATTTATATTTTTTAATTTGAAACCTTGTCCATTCATTACTCTGCTCTGTATTTCCTACGTAATTTGTATAAGTGGCTTTTATATTATCTATAAACTCTTTTACATAATTAGACACGTTATAATATGTGCTTATTTGTGTTGCACTTGGAATTAATTTTGATAATGAATAAAATCCTGTTCCTGATGTAGGATAAGCACTTCCATTCCATATAGATAATTCTATTTTGCTTCCTATCTGTCCAGCTTCTGCAACTGTAATTATAAATGGACTTCTAACTTCTACTACTTTCATATTGTGTGGTATATTGTATCAATCAATTCTTCATCTAAATATATTTCTTCTTTGCAAATATCAAACAACCATTTGCTTGAATCTATTGTAGTTTCACTTTCAATAGTTATAGTTGGAATATCATCTTCTCCTTTATAAATTTTTACTATGTTCATTTTATATCTTTTAAATTATAATCTACCATTGTTTCTACATCTTGTCCAAATGCTTTTAATAAATCTACATCTATATATTTTTTATATCCTGCTTCAAATGGTTTAGTAAAAAATAAACTTGGTTTAATTCCATTCATAAATATGCTTCTTGCTATTGCGTATTGCAAACCTTTTCTTGATTGAAATTCTCCTTTAGCGTTTCTTGGTGCTATTCCTTTTCTTACTATCCATTTGTCAAATGCTTTTGCAGGAGGCATTTTGTTTTTATAACTATATGGTGTATTGTATTTTTTAATCTTACCAGAAACTCCTTTATCCTGATAAACACCATAATCAACCATAGAAAAACCAACTATGTTAAATCCATTTTCACTTACAATTTCACCTTTAATAGAATTATATAATTCTTTAGAACTATTCTTTCCACCTTTAGTTAAATTACTTCTTGATTGTTGGATAACATAATCCCTAAATTTAATTAAAGTCTTTTGAACTTCTAACATTTGCTCATTTGGTTTTGAATTACCATATCAAAAGTAACTGTAACTCCTGCCATTTTATTTTCAAATCTTTCTATAAAAAATTCACAAGATGGTGTACCTGCTAATTCATAATCATCACCAAATTTACCCATTCTTAATACTTCCAAGAATCTATTAACTACCATTAGTTGTGTATTTAAAACATCTTGTTCATTGTCATTACCTAAAAATATATCAGTTGTTAATGATTTACTTTCATCTACAATATCCATACATAATATAGATACATTGTAACTCCAAGTTGAACCTAAATATGTAGCTGAATTAATTATAATGTGACTCAAAGGAAAGATTGTAAGCTTGTTTAAATCAACTTTAAATATGTCTCCAATAGTAACTGTGTTTACAAATAAATCTTCCTTTAATTGGTTCTTAATTGCTTGTGTTATTTCGTAATAATGTGATGTCATCTATTCTGTCTTTTAATTAAATCAGCTTCTATTTTATTCTTTTCTTTTTCAAATGTTAGATATGTTAAACATTGATTAATTGGTAATCTTGTAACTGCGTCAAATCTGTTAAGGTCTCCTTGAGCAAGAGCATAGATTGAACTATACCATCCCCACTTTTGTCCGAAGTTTGCAGTTGCAGAATATTCTGTACCTCCGTGTCCTTCTCCAAATAAGCTATCGTAGCTTTCAATAATTCGTTGCCTAAACGATAAAAAAAAACCGTAGCACCTAAACAAACATCTAATGGTGCAAACTTCATTACTTCAGCATAAGTTATTGTTCCATTATAATCTTCAATCTCATATGTGCCATTTAAACCCTTCTTTTTAATTGGCCTATATAATACTGCCATTGCTTTATGTATCTCGTCCCAATCTGTTATATATGTATCTAAATCGGTATACTCTCCAAATGTCATATCTTCTAAATTAGGAATAAAACCAAATTCAGTACCACCCATTTTAAATGTAGGTATAAAAGAATGATTCTGGTTAAACATATTTCCAATAGATGTAGTTATATCATTTACATCTTTATATTTAATTGAAGCAACTTCTTTTAAATCTATTCCACAAAATATCTGTACCATCTTCTGATGCAAAAATTCTGTATCTTCATTGTCTTTAGCTATCTTTAAAAAAGCCTGATACTGTGAAAGTTTTATTTCACTTAATTTAGTTGGTATTGTTATTTCTAATTTCATTTGATTTGTTTTTTATAATAATAAAATAATGTGTAAATTGTATTAAACAAAAAAAAGACCTACATTTCTGTAAGTCTAATTTCCGACCAAGGACACCTTAATCCCAATTACTAACCTTGTGTTTTTCTTATAGCCATTTCGGATTATCAGTTCCGATGCTTACATAAGAGCAGGTTTACTGACTAATGATTTGCTTGTACTCCAGATTACTGTTAAACCTTTTTCATCCTTTTAGCACCATCATTAATTAACAGTTAGCATTAGTAATTTCCTTTATATCTATTGCAAAGAAGTTCTGTTTAAACATATCTTTGAATAATGTAATTACCATTTGTTCGTTTTCTGCTATTATTTTAGCATACTCATAATCTTTCTCGTTGTCAGCATATCTGTACCAACCTTTAACTTCGTATTGTTTCATAGTGTTTGTTTTAAGATTAAATATATTTTACAAATATAATACTTTTTGTTATTTATATTTTACTTTAACTTTTATTTAACATTACCTTTGATGTCAAGATAAACCCTAATTTTAATAGTTATCCTACGATGAAAGGTAAGCACTTGCAACTTTATACATCTCTTGCATCTTTTTAATCTCACCTATATTACGCGGCAAATTAATAACCACTTCTATATTCTTTATGTGATGAATATAACATTGTATTATTGCAATTATTTCTCCGTATGTCATTAATATATAAAGTAACTTCCCTTATTAGGATTCTCTAATTGATAGCCTACTGCATAACGTAAGGCATCTATTAAATGGTTATGATTGTCTATTGGTGTATTGCTTTTCTTTTCTAACCAACAATAGTTATTTAATTCTTTTATTAGATTAATTGATTCTGGACTTATTATTAAATCATAATCTTGTAATAATGCTATTCCATAAGTAACTGAACCTTGACCTTTAATTGCAGGAAATATATTTAATCCTGCCGATTGTAACTCAGATATTAGTCTCGGTTCAGCACTATCTGCTATTATTAAACTATCAATACAATGCTGCTTATTTAAAGCGTATATTTGAGACGTTGTTAATGATGGTAAATAAAACCTTTCATTAATGTAAATTCGTTTATTAGAAGTATCTATATTACATTCTACTAATGTTGTTGGGTCATTACTAAAACCAAAATCTTGTCCGAATACAGATTTACCTATTTGTTCGTACCTTCCAATGGTCCAGTTAGTAAATATAACTCCTTCAGCTTTATCTAACCATCCACCTAATATTTGATGTTTATACTTTTCTGGTCTTCTTAACTTTATATTTTCAATCTGATTGATAAATGATTCAGAAAGGTTTTCTATATTGTCCTGATATGTTGTATGGATATAAGTTGTATCTCCTTTGATTAAATTACTGCCTGATTGTATTCCTTTATCTTCAAAGAATTTCTTATAAATGAAATGTTCTTTTGTTGCAGGATTCAACACAAGTAAAACTCTATTCTGAACTCCTTTAGTTCTTATACTAAAATCAATCTTTTCAAATATTTCTTCATCATTTAATTCTTCTGCTTCATCTAATACCCAAGTAGTAACTCCAGCTAATGATTTTAAACTTGCAGTTTGTGTTCCACTGCTTGTTTTAATGCCTTTAAAGATGATTTTAGACCCTGTTTTAAGATTTACTATTTCATCCTTCGTTATATAAAATTCGTGGCTTAAATTAGCCGTTTCAATCTTATCTATAAATTCAGGTATAATAGAAACGTTTGCAGATGTTAAAGTATATCTTGTAAATAATATAACGTGTCCAACTTCATAAGTAAGCAACAATAGAAATGAGTTCAAAGAATATGATTTCCCTGAACCCCTTCCACCTGTAATTACAAAGTATCTACTATCACTTCCTAATAGATTATACTTTTCATTCAGATTTATTTCCAATTTTAAATATATCTTTTATGTTAAAATCATTTACGTTATGTGTAGCTTCAATAATTTCTTTTGGCTTTCCAAATATATGTTCAGCAATAAACAATTGTCCTCTTTGTGATTCCATTAGTGTAGATTTAACAAAAGCTATCTTTGTTTCTTCTTCTGTATCTTTATTGTAAAGTTCGCCTAATGCTTTTAAAAAGATATTGTTTACTTTTTGCTCATCTTCTTTTGGTTTACGTCCAGCATTTTTATTACCACCGTTGTATTTTCTTTTATCTTCCATATTCAAAAAAGTAATCATTATTGAATTAAAAATAAATAAAATCTATTATTGTTTATCTTTAAATCCATTTTTCAATCTCATTAAATTATTTGCTCTTTCTTTTATCTGTTTAAATTCAGAATCAGTTACAACTCTTTCAGATAAACATTTATCACAATATAAGTCTTGAGTATTACCTGTAGTTATTATTATACTACATAGATGACATAGTGTTGCACCTATTCCTCCATTTAATTTATGTATTGGCTTCATTCTCCTTGTCCTTTTTTAATTAAATAATACCATAGCCAAATTAACTTTGACCTTATAAACTCATAAGCTAATAACACTAATATATATTTCAAAATTCTTTTGGTAAATTCATTTTATTGTACTGTTTAAATAACTTTAATAGTCTTTTTACTTTTGTTATTTCCATATCTTCAAATAACCAATGAGCAAATTCAATAGCATATTCATCAGCTATTTGTTCTAACTTTTCTTTAGTTGTCATTCTTCATCAGTTTTATATTCCCAGAAGTATTCACAGAAGTATTCACATTCTAATACTTCATTTGGAGGTTTACAAAAGTATGATTGTCTAAACTTACTTGGTTCTGCTTTATATCTATAACATATAGAAGATAGTTCGCAGTTGTTTCCTGAACACATTGTTACATCTGGCATCTTAATTATTATTTACGTTTTTAATATAAATCCAGTTTACTAATACATCTGTTTCTTTTCCTTCTAATCCTGCTTCAACTATTTCTGCTTGTTTAAATCCTGCTTCAAATGCCAAAGTCATTAATTCAATTACTTTGTTTTTTTTCATCTTAATTGTTTTTATTATGTTCTATTACTTTAATATTCATATCGTAGATAGCTTCTAAACGTAGTATCATTACATTGTGATGTTCTGTATCTTTTGTTTTATTTAAAAGGTTGTTTAACTGTTCTATTATTTTGTATTCGTATGCTGCTTTTTCAAGTTTGTTTAATCTTAAATTACTTTCTTCTAATTGTATTTCTAATTCAGATACTTTTAAATTTTTCTTTTTAAGTTCTAATCTTAATTCTTCATTGTCTTCTGTATTTAATACATTTTGTTCATCAATTTCATTTACTATTATATTTCTTAAACTTCTTAAATCTCTATTAAACTTTTCATACATTTCATAGTTATTTAAAGAATGTATTACTGTTGCGTGATTCTTATTTACTGATTCAGCTATTTCTTGTAATGTCATTTTAGGTTTAAAATGTTTTATTAAATAGAAATATAATGCTCTTGCTTCTATTATATTATGCTTTCTACTATTTTTTGAAACATCTATA